CTGAAGAACTGAGACCAGGCGTTGCAGCGCGAGTACTGCGTTGACGACCAGTAGTAGCCATCGGCGAACAGCTCGGGCACGTTGACCCAGAGCAGGCGCAGCTCTCGGCGCGAGGGCAGGTAGAAGTCGCTGAAGGCCCCGATCTGCAGGCTGTGGGCCCATTCAGCGGCGGGGTAATCGTGTTGGCTTGCGATCAGGCCCAATGTGTTGGCGACACCATCGCGGTCACACTTGGCGTGTGGTTCTTCAATGTTCTGGGTACCCCACTTGATGGACTCAGTTTGGGCGTCCGGACTGGTTGGCACGATCAGGTGGTAGTGCGGCTTGCCATCCGGTGCGCGCATCACGCCTGCATACACGCCACCTTGCTCGGGCCACTCCTGGCCAATGGCCGGAGCTAAGGCGGCCTTGAACTTGAATGGCAGCGAGCTACCCAAGCCACCAAGCCAGCGCGCCGTGGCTGGTTCTGGTTGCTCGCAGATGGTCGGTGCTTCGACGTTGATGATGATTTTTTTGATGGTCAGGTTCATTTGCTTGCCTGCTTGGGTGTGTTGCTGGGCGGTTGTTAAATGACTGAATCACTCAACCTTGAATCTGCGGACGGCTCGCGCGCGAAGCTCGTCGTGCTTGCCGAGGCTGAACTGGAGGCCATCGCTGAAGTACTGAAACCAGGCGTAGTAGCGCGAGTACTGCGTCGAGGTCCAATACCAGGCGGTGTCAAAAGCCTGCGCGCCATCGGCCTGGAATGCCTCAGCTGTGGTCTGGGCTGGCACCGTGGGCGTGTAGGCGTACGTGGTCGGCACTGCGCTCAGGTTCTCGCCATGGCGGCCGAAGGTGTAGTTCTCGCTCGTGCCGGGCTTGAGATTGCGGTAGAGCACCTCAAGCTCGTCACGGCTGGGCAGATACCAATCGGTGTGGCCGCTGAGGCTCAGGCCTTGCGCCCACTTCGCCAGCTCGCTGCCGGCTTCGGCCAGTGCGTCGGTGTTGGCTGCACCGTCGAACACGCTGCAAGCGCCGGGCACATCGGTGTAGCTGGTGAGCAGCGGCGCGTCAGCGTGCTCGCCCTCGGCCTTGTCGGCCACGGCCAGGCCGTAGGTTGTGCCGTTGATGTTGATCAGGCCAGCAAAGAAGCCGCCTTCCATTGGGGTGCCAAAGGCAAGCAGAGGCCTTGCGGCCAAGGTCACTTGGTCGTTCATGGGATACCTTTCTGGGTGGTGTGTGCCCACAGCGTGGGCGGGTTGGGAATCAGTTGATGCCGTAAGCCGTGGCCAGCTGGGCCCGCTCAGTGATCAGCTCGTTGTAGCGATCAAGGTAGGCCTGTGCCCAGTCAGCGGGGCTGAACACGGCATGGGGTTGCAAGTCCAGCTCGGGCAATGCGGGGTGCGTGTCAGACACCGGCCAGGGCTGGCCATTGGGGTGCATCAGTTGGTTGCGCTCAGTCGACAAGGCCAGCTGATTGGCCTGGTAGATCTTGGAGTGGTGCCCACAAAAAGCGGTCCACACACCAAAGCGGCGCAGCACCGTGCGCTGAATGCGCTGCTCTTCAAGCCGCCAGCTTGGCACCAGTTGCTGCATGGCCCACGACGCATCACCAGTCAGGGCTTTGTGCGCGTCACGCAGCAGGCATGCCAGCAGTACCGATGGGCTGGTGATGCCCATATGCTGATTCAAGATGGTGGTCATGATCAGCGAGTGCTCAGCGCAAGACACGGCCCGCAGCGCCTGGCCAGTGAAGCGGTTGACATGCGAGAGGCCATAGGCCACGTCCTGAATCGTCAGCTCGCAGTCAGCAATAAAGCGCAGATCAATGTCATGCCCTGACCGGGTCAAAAGCCACGTCATGCTGCCTCCGCCTCAGACTGGTTGGCCGCGTGGTCGCTGAGGGTGGTTTTCTGGTTGGCAACCACGGCCTCAATGCAGTCCCGTGCGGTCTTGAATCGTTGGCGCAGCGTGTAAAACACCAGGCCAGACACATCGCGCTCGGGGCACTTGGGCAACTCTTCAGCCAACGCGGGCACGATCTTGGCTAGGTCAAACACGATCAGCATGGAGCCCTGGCGCAGCGCGCGCAGCAGGGTAACGGGGGCACCGTTTTGCCAAACGCGGTGCAGGCCCAGCGCGGAGCCGTCTTTGAACATGATCTCAAAGCGCTGCGCCGTCACCTGTGTGAGGCTGGTCGCGGCCGTGATGATTTGGGTGTCAGCAAGCATTTACGCCTCCTGGTTGGTTCGGGGTGAGGGAATGTCGAGCGGGAGCACATCGGTCACGCCCAGGGCCATCAGGCACGCGTGGCCGTGGTCTGACTGAGCCCGAAAGCCCTGCGCGTAAAACGCCACTTCGCAGCCACGCTTGAGCAATGACGCTGTGGACCGCGCGCAGTTGTGCACCGTGGGGTCAGTGCCCAGCGGCTTGCGCACGACGTAGGGCAAGCCCTTCTCGGCCTGCACCTCAAACGACAGCACTGCATGGGGTGAGTCGCTGGTGCCCGGCAAGAAGCCGATCATGGCGTCGTCTTGCAACACGCCGGTAATGCGTGCGCCCCTGCTCACAGCCGCTGCTCCAGTTGGTTGATGCGCGCGCGCAGGCCTGCCGCGTAGGCTTTCAGGTAGTCGCGCTGGTCGCTCACGGCCAGCATGGCCTTAAGCAGCATCAGCGCATCCTGCTGTGCGTGGCTCTCACGCCAGCGCAACCATTTGATGTGGGCCGAAATGAAGAAGCGTTTGATCATGTCAATGCACCCTTGAGGCGAAGAAGATGACGCCAGCCACGAACAGCACAACCAGGCCGACAACGGTGAACAACAACAGCACGAGGAACGATTCAGCGTCGTGATTGGCCTCGGCCATGGGCGCGCTGGGCACGGGTACCGTGTCCATGAACTGAGTGCGCCGCTTGATGCGCCGGGCTTGGCGCTCCACCTGGGCCAGGCTCAGGTCAATGCTTTGGCGCGTGCTCATGGCAGGCGCACCGTGAAGGTCAGCGCCAGCGTGTTGACGCTCTTGAGCCGCTCCACCGCAGGCACATAGGCCAGCTGCACGCTCACCGTTTCGAAGCGCACACTGGCCACGGCTGCAGCCGCAGGGATCACGCCGCCGTTGCGGAACTGGTAGCCGTCCACCACGCCGGCCTGCAGCCCAAAGCGCACCTGGGCGGTGTCCGTAGCAAAGCCCACGGGCGTGTAAATGGCGCCCGCGTAGTGCGTGGTGCGGAACTGGCTGTTGCGGTACATGCCCGCGCCAAAGGCCCACACATCAGATGTGCGTGCCTCAATCCCCAGCGCAGGGTTGAAACCGTTGTGCTTGCCGTGGTCGTGAGCGCTGAGGCCGCCCACGTTGAGCCAGTAGCTGGTCGACTCGGCTTGAGCGTGCCGGGCCAGCAGGCACAGGCAGATCAGGGCAAGCGAGTGAAGGGCTTGGATCAAGCAGCCGCCGAGTTGACGGGTGCGTCCGGATGTCTGGACTGATTTTGGGGTGTTCATGCTTCCTCCTATGCACATTTGCAATCATCATAGCATTGCACATTTGCATAGAAACAAGCAAAAAAAAGCGATCCGAAGACCGCTTGCGATAGTGTCAGGCTAAATTACTACATAAAGTCGAGCTTTGAACCTGGGGGCAAGGACCGCCCATTGACCTGCAAATTGATCAAGTTCTTGACCAGTTGAGACCACAGAATGCCATTCGGAACGACGAAGAGAAGTGGCTTTGCTCTGCCTCCAGCAGACACCTGAATGCCATCACGGAATTGGTCAATCGCTACGATCTTGTCGAGTCGGATGGAGATGGTTTTCGATGGTGAACTGAACACAATTTCCTTGTTCGTGATGGCCAGCTCGCCAGCGCCTGACTCCTTGAGCTTGTCTTTTCGGACTGGGTTGGGCGCCAGATAGATTGGCACATTTCCAATCTTCAAGCGTGTGGCCATTCTCACTGGTGGAGCAGTGCTTGTGATTTCGAACAATCGGGAGTTGCACGCAGCAAGCACGGGGGCGTCAGGCCTGTCAATCACTCGATCTGTGTTCGCCAACGGGAATGCCCTGGTGGTGTTGACATGTTCGAAAAATGCAACAGTCTCATCAACGACGGATGTGTCGGGTAGCTTGGGTTTGAGTGGCACCCAAAGCTTCCAGGCGCCCCAGCCAAGTAGGAACAGGAGCAGCGCACTGATTGGTGCCTCGCGATAGAACCGACTTGGCTCAGAAAGCGAGCCGATGATCGAGAAGACCGCGCCAAGGGCAAAGAAGCCCAGGAAAAACGCGCCAACGCGTCTAAGCATATTCATTGGATACCCCCTGTTTTGATGCCAGCCAAGGCCACGCTAGCGGCCACTACGGCGTCTTTGCGCTCTTCGGGCATGTGCTCCATAGCATGCACGACCTGAGCGATCTTGGGATCATTGCTATAGGCTCCGCTGGCGTCAAGAGTGTTCGTATGCATTGGCCGAAGTCCGGCGATTTCATCTAGGCTGACGCGGAAGAATATGGACAGCTTCAAGAAGAAGTCCAAGCCAGGCTCTTGGATGCGGTTGTTCAGGTAGCGATTGAGTTTGGATTGCTCGACGCCTGCAAGGTTGGCCAAGTCTTTCTCATGGGCGATTTTTCGATCCGCCATGAGCTTGCGGATGTTCTGACGAGCCTCTTCATGCATACGTGCATTTTCGGATTCTGCTTGCCGAAAAGATTGCAGATATGCATACAATGCACGAATGCAGACCTGCAATCACACCCTCCCTTCCTGGTCGCATCTGATTCGGCACATTTGCCATCAGACGCAAAAGACTCACGCCGAAGTGGCTGCGCAACTGGGCGTACATCAAACCACTGTTATGCGAATAGCGAACGGCCACACGCCTCGTGCAGACACGGGGGTGAAGGTGTTGCACATGGCGGGCTGTCGAATCGAAGTGCCGCCTGAGTTGGCACAAGAGGGTGTAGAGGTTGATCAAGCCCCGCCCGGTGGTTGAAGTCATGCAATTCATGGCGCGATCGTTCCCTAGTCATTAGGGAAAACCAACCCCCAAAAGAGCCCCCCTAGAACGTGGGCCAACACAGAAAGCGAAGGTTCGGGATGAGACCTCGTGGCGAGATCCGGCAAGCCATTTCCGACGCGGCCCACACGCTCAAAGAGCAGGGCGGTGGCACCTTTCGTGACCTGGCGCAGCTGGCCTGCGTGGGCTACCAGGCAGCTGAGGCCACAGCCAAGAACATGGCGCGTGCGGGCGAGCTGGCCGTTGTGGGCAAGGTGCGTGTGCCCAATGCGCGCCGCCCCATGAACAAATACGCCCCAGCGGAGCAAGGCGAGAACTGGATCACGGGCGCTACATCGCTCAGCCGCGTCATGCAGGGCTGGAACCGCTGAGCATGTTCAAACCAATCGACTTCCCGGCGCTGGCTCAAGCGCTGTTAGACCGTGCGCACACCCTGGTGCCATCGTGGTTCCCCGCGGGCTACGAAAAAGGCGGGCGCTGGTACATCGGTGATCTGGATGGCAGCGCGGGCAAGTCCTGCAACATCAACCTCAACACCGGCACCTGGATCGACAACGGCACCAACGAGAAGGGTGGCGACCTCATCAGCCTTTACGCCGCGAAGCGCGGTATTGAGATGGGTGAGGCGGCGCGCGAGCTGATGGACGACCTGGGCATGACCCGCCAGCGCGAAGCCGCGCCCGTGCGTACGTCCGAACAGCCTGCAGGCCAGCCATCACGCCCTGAGCCGCCGCCGCAAGAGGCCCCAGCCACACAGCAGAAAGGCGCGCGCAAGTCAATGTGGCGAGCCATCTTGCCCGTGCCACCCCATGCGCCCGCGCCGCCACCCGCCTCGGCGTTCAAGCACTTCCACCACGGGCCGCCTGACCACACCTGGGAATACCGCTATGAGGGGCAGCTGCAGGGCTACGTGTGCCGGTTTGACAAGCCACCCAGCGAGAAGCGCCCCAACGGTGGCAAAGAAGTGCTGCCCTTGACGTGGTGCGTTGATGAAAGTGACGGGCGAGGCACACAGAAGTGGCACTGGAAGACCTGGGAAGACCCCAAGCCCCTGTACATACCCGCCACCATCCTGGCCGCTGACACGCGCCTGGTGCCGGTGGTGGTAGTCGAGGGCGAGAAGTGCGCGCTGGCCGGCCTGCAGCTGCTCGGTCATGAATACGACTTTGTCAGCTGGCCAGGTGGTGGCCGCGCCTGGGACAAAGCAGACTGGCACCTACTGGCGGGCCGCATCGTCTACCTGCACAGCACGAGCGCCTCAGCGCAGCCGAGAAGGCGGCAGGCGTTGACCGCACGACCAAGCCCATCATGCCCGAGCACAAACAGCCCGGCATGCAAACCATGGTGGGCATTGGCACGCTCTTGGCTGCCAATCATGGGTGCACGGTCTACATGTGCCCTGTGCCTAAGCCAGGCGCTGTGTCTGAGGGTTGGGACATTGCGGACGCCATCGCATCAGGCTGGGACGCCGAGACCGTGCGGGCCTTCATACGTGGCGCCACCACCTTTGTGCCACCCAACGACGAAGCACGCGCCAAGGCCGTGTCTACCCCTTCACCAGCTGGCGCAGGCGACGACGAAGACCAGGTACACGCGTGGCGCCGCAAGTTGCTCACCACCGACAAGGGCGCTATCAAGCCGGTGCGCGAAAACGCCGTGCTTGCCCTGGATGGCCTGCCCGGCCTGCCTGGTGCGCAAGACGCGCAAGGCGTGATCGCCTACAACGAGTTCACCAACGATGTGGTCAAGCTCAAAGACTCGCCATGGGGCACGCCTGCAGGCCTATGGGCTGAGGTGGATGAGCTGCTGATGGGTGAATGGCTCGTGCGTGAGCACTGGCTGCCGTCCATGCCGCGCGGCACGCTCGAAGAGGCGATACGCATGGTGGCCTACCGCCACCGCTACCACCCCGTGCGCTCGTGGCTCACTTCGCTCAAGTGGGATGGCCAAAAGCGCCTGCACACCTGGGTGCGCCGCGCCTGCCTCGAAGAAGACGAATGGGACGACAACGACCCACTTCAGCGCTATCTGGCGCGCGTGGGCACGTGGTTCCTTACCGGCATGTGTGGCCGCGTCATGGAGCCCGGCTTCAAGTTCGACTACATGCTCATTCTCGAAGGCCCGCAAGGCAGGCTTAAATCCACGCTCTTGCGGACCTTGGCGGGTGATTGGTTCGCTGACACAGGCCTGGTGCTGGGCGACAAAGACAGTTATCAGCAGCTGCAGGGCCGATGGCTCTATGAGTTCGGCGAGCTGGACAGCTTCGGCAAAGCTGACGTCACCAAAATCAAGAGCTTCATAGCGTCTTCATCAGATTACTTTCGCGCCAGCTTTGACCGGCGTGCACGCGACTATCCGCGTCAGGTTGTGTTCGGTGGCACCACCAATGAGGACCACTACCTCACCGATCCAACCGGCAATCGGCGCTTCTGGCCCGTGCGCGTCACCCGGCGCATTGACATACCTTGGGTGATCGAAGAGCGCGAACAGCTCTTTGCTGAGGCCATGGTGCGCTACCAAGAGCGCCGCCGCACCTTCCCAACTGAGCAAGAAGAGCGCGAGCTGTTTGAGCCTCAGCAACGTGCACGCGCGGTCGAGAACGCCATCGAATCAGCGGCCTATCGCTATCTGTACGAAAACGCCGAAGGTCTGCTCGAAGACAAGTTCACGCTCGTCACGCTGCTCGGGAAGCTGGGCATAGGCATAGAGAAGCTCGGCCCCGGCCGGTATCACGAAAAGCAAGCATCAGCCGCACTGCGCCGCCTGGGGTGGGAAGACAAGAAGTCATCGCAACCGGGCAGGCCCATGGTGTGGTTACGGCCATCAGCAGCAGCATCAGCCAAAGCCGCTGCCTCAGCTGCCACGATCAACAGTCCAACGCAGGACAACTCACACGAGGGGACCGACGACGCGATCCCGTTCTGACCAGCGAACGCGCGGCGGCGCGGAAAAGGTCAGCTGGAACGCCAAGGTAACAGCCATGTAGTGCATCAAGCGGCCAGGCGCACCTGGATGTCCATGTGTCCATGACTTTTCAGTGAGGGCCCAGCAATCAGCAAAAGCTGAACTGGGCCTTCAGGGCGGAGCCATGTCCATTGATGTCTGCGTGTCCATATCAAAGCGCGGCCGTGCGTATGAGCGCACGGGCACGGTCGCGCGGGCGAGAACCAGCGTGCATTCAACACTCCTTAAATAGTCAAAGACACATGGACAAGACTCAAACTCAAAGAAAGCCTGGTTGGCTGAGGGAGCAAATGCCCAAGGTCGCGGGGATGGTTGACCAGCGGCGCAAAGAGTGGGGCTCTGAGCATTGCAACGCCTGCATCACAGCGGCCCTGTCCGGGCAACCGAACCACTTCTATGCGTTTGAGGGCGGGCAGATCATTGGCACACCCTTCACGCCGGAAACCGCTGTGATGCCCGAAGCCGAAGTGCTGCGGCTCGCCATGCTCAGCGGCTCGGCATTCATGGTCATGCGTGAACCAAAGGTGGTGCCCAATGGCCAAAATCCAGTACGTTGAACAGCGCTTGCTGTTGTGGGCTGAGTGGGTAGACCGTGGTGGCCGATCACCAGGTGGCACGCTGGCGATGTTCAACGGCGCCCCCAGTGATGGCGTGCCCAACTACAACATCCCGCTCAACGACGAGGAGTGCTGGCAGACCGACAAGGCAGTCGCCGATTTGCCAAGCCCTTTGCGTGAAACCATCCAGTGGCACTACGTGTACGGTTCGAACGTTGCCAAAGAGCGTATGCAGACCACGACAGCAGTGCACAGCCAGCGCATGGACCGCGCCCACAAGATGCTATGGGCCGTGTGGCAGCCCAAAGAGATCAGCCCCAACTCAAGAAGCTCAATCTTCCAGTAGCGGGGGGTTTTACACGATTAACAAAGCAGGTAGAGTTCAGGCATGGTGTGCAAGTTGCGTCTGACAAGCACACACAAGCCCTGGCCTCGGTCGGGGCTTTGTTTTTGGGGCATCCATGAGCGGCTTCACGGTCAACGTCAACACCAATGCCGACAACGTCGTCATGGATCTGTTGTCTGCAGCGCAGTCGATGCCCGAGGCAACGGTGCGCGCCTTGAACAAGATGGCCGATCAGACGAAAGTGGCCAGCGCGCGCGAAGTGCGAGCGGCTGGCTACAACATGAAAATCGGTGAGATCAAGAAGGGCATCAAAGTACGCAAGGCCACGAAAAGTGAACTGCGCGCATCGGTGATCGCAAGCGGCAAGCCCATTCCGCTGATCCAGTACAGCGCACGCGAGACGGCCAAAGGTGTTTCGGTGAGTGTGCTCAAGGGGCGCAAGGTCATAGCGGGCGCGTTCATCGCCACGATGCCATCAGGGCACAAGGGCGTGTTTGTGCGTGAGCCTGGCGCAAAGCACAAGAAGGTGGGGCAGGGTAAGAGTGCAAGCTGGCACGCCCTTCCCATCAAAGAGTTGTACGGGCCATCGATCCCATCAGGTATGGCTAACGATGCGGTGCAGTCTGCATTGCAGCGCTTCATCAGTGAGCGCTTCCCTGCACTGCTTGAGCATGAGCATGAGTGGCTCAGTCGCAAGACACGACGCTGACCGCTGATGCGCTTGGCCTGCACTGCATGAGTGCATGCACATGCACATGTGTGCCTTGGGTCCTTCCTGGCGAGGTGAGAGAGCGGGCACCATGACCGCGAATTTCGTCTAGTTATGGACGGGCCAGGGGGGCCATAAACCGCAGACGCCTATGACCACCCAAACCGAGATCGCCATTCACCTGGGGCTGAATCAGTCCGAAGTGTCGAGGCACATGGACAAGCTGGGGATCAACTGGAAGACGGCTTCTTTGGCCGATGTGCGCTTGGCCTACATCGCGCACTTGCGTGGGCAGGCGGCGGGGCACCTCGGTGATGACGGCTCAAGCCTCGTGCAGGAACGCGTGCTGACAGAGCGTGTGGACCGTGAACTCAAGCAGCTCACGCTGGCCGAGAAGCGCGGGCTGCTTGTGAACCTGCAGCAGCTCGAACCGGCGTTGGTCAGCATGGTGGTGGCCTTCCGCGCTGAGCTGCAGTCCCGTGATGACAAGTTAGCGGAAGACCTCAGTGCGCTGTACGGCATTGAGATCGACCGCTCTTTGATTGAAGAGTACACACGTGCAGCCCTCGACCACCTTGCTCGATACGACCCAGGTGGTGCGCGATCTGATCCGCAGGCTGGCGCTGCTGGTGCGGCCTCCGATCAAGCTGACGACGACGGCCTGGGCGACGGCTTACCGCTACCTCTCGGCGAAGGCAGCGGCGAAGCAGGGTAAGTGGAAGGGCACGCTGACGCCGTGGGTAGCAGGTATCCACGAGGCGCTGGACGATCCGCACATCCCGAAGGTGGTGTGCATGAAGTCGGCCCAGGTGGCGTGGACGGATGGTGTGCTGCTGAACTACATCGCGCGGCGCATTCACACGGACCCGTGCCCGATGATCGTGATGTTTGCGAAGGAGGGCGCGGCCAAAGAGTTCGAGGCGGAGAAGTTCACGCCGATGGTTGAGGCCACGCCCGTGCTGGCCCAGATCCTGCCGATCAGCAAGAGCCGGGACAAGAACAACCGCTGGGCGTTCAAGGGGTTCCCGGGCGGCTTCTTGAAGCTTGTGGCCTCGAACTCGCCCAGCTCAGTGAAGTCGACACCGGCCCCGGTGGTGGCCATTGAAGAGCCGGACGATTGCAACGAGAACGTGAAGGGGCAGGGGGACACGATCACGCTGCTGGAAGAGCGGACCAAGACCTACCCTCGGCGCAAAGTCATCTACGGTGGCACGCCCACGATCAAGGGCGCCAGCCGTGTGCAGGCTGCATATGAGGCGAGCGACCAGCGCAAGTTCTGGGTGCCTTGCCCTGACTGCGGTGAGCACCAGGTGCTGCAGTGGGACAACGTGCGCTGGACTGACACGGCTGACGTGCCCCATGAGGTGTTCGGGCGTGTGAACTTTGACAGCGTGGGCTACATGTGCGCGCACTGCGGGTCGATCTGGACGGACGCGCAGAAGAACCGCGCGGTGCGGCTGGGCGAATGGCGTGCCAGCGCGCCTTTCCATGGCGTGGCTGGGTTCTACATCAACGAGCTTTACAGCCCGTTCCCCGGCTCAAAGCTTGAGCTGCTGGCCAAGAAGTACTTGACGGCTGTGCATGCTGAGGCCCAGGGCGACGACACGAAGATCCGCAGCTTTCGCAACAACACCGAAGGCCTGCCGTATGAGTACACGACGGATGTGCCCGAGTCGAGCGACATCAAGACGCGTGCCGAGGGCTACGCCGAGTTCACGGTGCCTTGGGGCGGCTTGTTGCTCACTGCTGGCGTGGACGTGCAGCATGACCGCCTGGCCGTGGTGATCAGGGCATGGGGGCGCGGTGAAGAGTCTTGGCTTGTGTACTGGGGTGAGCTGTACGGCTCGACGCTGGTGCCCACAGCCGGCGCCTGGACGGACTTGAACGCGCTGCTGACACGCACGTTTGTGCATGCCAGTGGCTCTGAGATGAAGATCAGCGCCGTGTCTATTGACGGCTCGGACGGCAACCGCACCGAGATCGTCAACGGTTTTGTGCGGCCACGCAGGCAACTGCGCTTCATGACGGTGAAGGGCGCAAGCGAGAAGACGGACGACCGTAAGGAAATCTTCTCGACGCCGCGCAAAGCTGACGTTGGCCGCAGGAACAAGCCATCGAAGCAAAGCCTGGACACGTTCATTGTGGGCACGACGCGGGCGAAAGATTTGATCCTTGAAACGCGCCTGAAGCTGACGGGCAGCGGGCCTGGCCGCATGCATTGGTATGCCGCAGTGAGGCCCGATTACTTTGACCAGCTGGTGAGCGAGGTCAAGGCGCCCAGCCGCTTGAACAAGCTGCGCAAGGTGTGGACGCCTAAGGCTGGTGTGCGCAATGAAGCGCTTGACTGCGAGGTGTATGCCCTGCACGCCGCGCGGTCGATCAAGACGCACTTGATGCATGAAGTGCATTGGGAGGCGATTGAGCAGCGCCTGCGCCAGCGCTCGCTGCTGGACCCTGTTGTGCATGACGCCGTGAACGCGAGCGATGGCGGGCACGAAGAAGACGAAGACGAAGACGAACCAACCGCCACGGAATTGGGTGCCGTGGCCGAGGTGAGCAGTGCCCCGGCTGAAATGCTGCCGCTGTCTGAACCACTGGGTGCCGCTCCTCACGCAGCTCAGACGGTGCCGGGGGCCTATTCCGTACCGCAAACCGCACTGCCCGTGCCAACCGCGCCCAAGCCTGCCGCGCCGAAGAAGCGCAGCAAGTCCGGACGCCCGAAACCGGGCGGCTTCATGAACAACTGGTGACCCTCTATGCGCATCCCTCCGCGATTCACTGCTGGCGACACGGTGACGTGGTCGGAGCCCACCCTGCTCGACGGGCAGGGCCTGCCCGTGACCAGCACCGACTACACGCTCAGCTTCAGCTTTCGGGGCCCGGCTGTGCTGGCTGCGGCGGGCGATGTGGCAGGCGTGGCAGCTGGCACCGGCTGGGCCATGACGCTGCCTGGCAGCACCACCGCCGCGATGAACGCCACGAACAAGGGCGCGCGGTGGTGGTGGCAGGCCTTTGCTACCAAAGCGGGGCAGCGGCTCACGGTGGGCAGTGGGCAGCTTGTGGTGGACGCCAACTTCGCGGCGCTGTCTGGCCTGGTCGATGGGCGCAGCGCTGCTGAGCAAATCTTGGCGCAGATCGAGGCCACGATTCTGGCGCGCACTACGGGCGGCGGTGTGGCCGAGTACACGATCGGCACGCGCTCCATGAAGTACATGGCCATGACCGAGCTGCTGCAACTCAAAAGCCGCTACCAAATGGTGGTGGCCCGCGAGCGCCGCCGCCAGGCGTTCAAGAACGGGCTTGGCGCGCCTGACCGCATTGGGATCAGATTCAAATGAGCACCTCAACCCTGACCACGGCCAGCGTGCAGCTTGGCCCTGTGCGCACGCGCTCTGAGCCTGCCAACACCTCGTTTTTGGATGCGTGGCGCGCGACCAATGGGCCCGAGGCCAAGCGCATGGCTGCGCGTGCTGGGGCTGCACCTGGCAAGCGCACGTATGCGGGCGCGGCTTGGGGCCGCACCATGTCTGACTGGGTGACCTTGTCGACCAGTGCCGATGCTGAGCTGTACCTGGGCCTGCGTGCGCTGCGCAACCGCAGCCGCGACCTGGCGCGCAACAACGAATACGCCACTAACGCCTTCAGGCAGATCAGCAACAACATCGTGGGCCAGGGCGTGCGCTTTCAGGCGCAGGTGCCCATGAGAAGGGGCACGCAGCTTGACAAAGCCACGAACGACCGCATCGAGCGCGCTTGGCAGCGTTGGACGCGCAAGCAGTTCTGTCATACGGCTGGGCGTATGTCGTTCTCGGCCATGGAGCGGGCGGTTATCCGCAGCGCGGCTATCAACGGCGAGATCTTGGTGCGCAAAGTGCGCCGTTCGTTCGGCGGCTCAGCGGTGCCCTTTGCGCTGGAGCTGATCAGCCCTGACCAGCTGGTGGACCAATGGAGCGGCTACAAGCCCACGGCCAATGAGATCCGCATGGGCGTGGAGGTAGATGAGTGGCAACGGCCCGTGGCGTACTGGCTGTACCCGCGCCACCCTGGTGACAACCAAGTGCAGGCTGCTGTGGCCAGCAACCAGTACATCCGGGTGCCGGCTGAAGACATCATCCACGTGGGCTTGTTTGATGAGCCCTGGCAGACGCGCTGCGTGCCCTGGCTGCACGCAACGATTGTGAAGCTGCGCCACGCGGGCGGCTATGAAGAGGCCGAGATTGTGGCGGCGCGCGGCGCGGCCTCGGTGATGGGGATCATTCAGACGCCTGAGCTGGACATTCCGGACCCGGCGGATGGCGACGACACCGACGACGTGGTCGACGGTGAAGGCGTGTGGGAGATGGCTCCCGGCCTGGTCAAGAAGCTGGGCCCGGGGGAGACCTTCACAGGCTTCAACCCACAGCGGCCCAACGCGGCCATGGACCCGTTCATGCGCTACATGCTGCGTTCTGCAGCGTGTGGCGCAGGCATGAGCTATGAGACCTTCAGCGGCGACTACAGCCAGAGCAATTTCAGCAGCTCACGCATGGCGATGCTGCCCGAGAGAGACAACTGGCGCATCTTGCAAGCCTGGCTGATTGAGACCTTTCACCAAGAGGTTTATGAGGCCTGGCTTGAGGCTGCAGTGATGTCTGGCGTGCTGAACCTGCCCGCGTGGGAGCTGCAGCCCGAGCTGTATTGCAACGTGCGC